TCAAATCGTAAATAACCTTTCTTGAACGCACTTATCAATTTCACAAGATAATAATTATTACGCCAGCCAGTTGTCAACATACTATTTTCCGTTAAATCATCAGCACTCAACGCAAATACATTTTTACTAGATGGGTCAAAATCATTAGACAACCACATAATACCTTGATTCGTATCAACCCATACACCCATTGTCAGACCTTTGAAAATGATACTAAAGACGTGTTTACTTTCCTTACCTCTACGATCAATAAACAAATCACTGTCATTAGTAAACTCATTGTCTAAACTCATATCACCATATTCTGTTCCATCAATCAGTGAACCAAAACGCGTTTTTCGTCGTTCTGTTGAAAAGTCTACGCTATCAGGAATTTCAACTACAATATCTTTATATGCGTTGAATCGCTTCTCAATATTCGGAACTAAATTGAAGTAGAGAAAGTAAGGATTCACAACGGAAACCGCATTGGATAGACATACACAACGAACATCATCACGACCACGGAAAACCGTATCCATTAAGTTTAGCAACGCTTCAACGTCGTTTGGTAAATAACCACTCTTATCTTTTTCACGGATAAATTCATCAAAGATAATCGTCTTTACTTTAGGGTACGCATTTGACTTCTCATTCTGCCATGCACTCAATGGAATCGCCCATCCGAAAAGTTTACCATCTATGTACATTTCACGTCCCTTGATTTTAAATTCATGGTCAGGAAATTCAACCATTATATCATTAAAGTAATTACTAAATTTCTTTAATTCTGTTTTGTAGCGACGAACGTAAATCATTTGTGAACCATCTTTCAAAAATTGCTTAATCGGATGTTTTTTCCAAGCGTATGACTTACCAATACCACGCGCACCAATAACAAAATTTAAGATTCGATTATAAGTAAGTAATTTATTAGGACTATAATATAATGATTGTTCCATGTTCCATTTCTCCTTTTATTTCAGTCTGATTTGTTGACCAACAATAATTTTATTTTTATCTTTTATACTTGGATTCAAGGTTAATAGTTTTGAGACAGTCGTTTTGTTATCGTACGCAATTCTGAAAAGTGTATCACCAGCAACAACAGTATAGTATTTATAGTTCGCCTTTGGTACAACTAAAGTTTGACCAACCTTAATGATATTGGCATTAACCACGGTTTTCTTGTTAGCAAACAACAATTTAGTTAACTTTAAGTTGAACTTACGAGCAATACTAGTTAATGTATCTCCTTTTCGCACCTTATAAGTTGTACTAGTTGATACATTAGTTGAACTCAAATAAGAATCATCTACATTTGTTTCATTACTAGTTGAACTACCGTTCCCACTAGTTGACCCATTATCATTTCCAGTAGATGACCCGCCACCAGTACCAGTTTCAGCGCCACCAGTCCCACCAGTGTTACCATTATTACTACCGTTTTGACTGGGTGGATCAGTAACAGGATCAGGAGGTGTTTCAGTAGATTCATTAGGATCAACAGGTGTTGTTGGGTCTACTGGGTCAGGGTCTTTTGTTGGTGGTTCTGTCGGCTCTGTCGTAGGTGTTTCAACATAAGCAGTAAAATACAAATCTGCTTCCTCTCCACGTCTACGTGTTAACCCTGCATATACGACACCGCCCGACTTATTCCATCTACTAAACTGGTAACGTACGTCATCATCTTGATACGCGTTTACACGTTTTAATAGAGTAGAATTTGTAAAAGCACTAATACCCACGTTATATGTAAAACTCACCAGCGCGTCAAATTGGTTTTGATTCACGTCACGGGTAACAACTTTATCAACAGCTTTCACATATGATACTAAATCATCTTTCAACATTTGTTCGGCTTCTGCTTTGGTTATCGTTTGCCCTTGTCGAACATCTGAACCATAATGACCATAACCAATCGTCCAATATTTTTCAGTAGAAACAGCCTTGTAAGCTGTTAAGCGTAACCCTTCAAAACTCTTAATAAAATCGACACCGTGTTGAGATATATTCATTTCTTGTTGCCTCCTTTAAAAATTTTAGTAGCAAAATCAATAAATAACTCAGTCTGTTTATCATCGTCGGATAATCGTAAATGACTTAAAATTGAATTAATTTCACTAGCCAAATACCCAACAAATAAAACATATAATGCACCAATTCCGATAGGTGAGGGGATAAGGATAGCAACAGGAACAAAGTATACAAGAATGATAAACATAACCATTTTTCGTGCAATTCCGTAAATAGCTTTACTACTAGAAAATGAAACATGTTCATTAAATTTTGCATTTATCCATCCCATTAAAAAGTCAATTACGTTGGCAATTAAAATCAATGTAAGTAAGTAGAGTAGTTTTGTGTTATCACTCAGTAACCACTGACTCAACCAATCTATCATTTTAAATTCTCCTTTATATGGCGGTGGCGTCCACGTTATGAAAACCTTGTTTCATGTGTGGAATTTCACATAATCCGTGGACGCCACCGCCAAACTATTAATATTTCCAACCATTCAGCGTGTCGGCTAACAACAAATGATAGAGAGCTTTTTTCTTCTTTTCAGCTTCGCCATTGTCGCCACCGTCGCCACCGCCACCGCCGAACGTCATTTCAAGATATAACTCAGGGTCTATTGTTCCATCTTCCGTAAAGAATCCATCTTGACTTGTAGCAATCGCGAAATCAAGGTGAATGCCTGTACTATTCCCACCGTTACCCATCATGCCAATTTGTTGTCCTTTTGTAACGGCTGTTCCTACTGGAATAGGAGACGGTTCATTCATGTGTAAATACTGTGAGAAATAAGGATCGGCTGTATGTCGGATTCGTATTCCATAACCAGCATTGGTGACTTCTCTATTTTCTACGACGATTCCATCTTGTGTCGCATACAGCGGATGTTGTGAACCTCCACCACCAATATCGATGGCAGCATGAAATTTGTATTCGCCTGTTACTGGATTCGTGCGCCATCCATATGTGTCGGTTATCGCCAATCCTGCTTCCGTCGGAAAAGCTGGCGGAGACATTCCACCGCCACCAACATTTGAACCGTCTCCACTTAATGTATCGTACCAGTGACGCGCTTGTGTGGAACGAATAGGCTGATTGGCGTTTGCTGGTCTTTCATAGTTGTGTATGAAAACTTGTGCTAAATACTCAGGTGATTCCGTTGAAACCTTGAATTGCTGAAAACTCATTGGATAGGAACTAGTTGTTATCCACTGAATACCACTAGCAATTTCATAATTAATTCGCGCGATCTGTGAATCAATATGACCATAGGACATTCCTTGACTCTGCGCCCAGTTAATATATTTGCTTGCTGGCGTCCATTGGACTAAACCATATCCAACGGACATATTGCCAGCTTGCATTGATTCCCAAAGACCAGGATTCATTGTTGATTCAGTTTGCATGTTTCCAAGAATACCAGCGACAGCTTCTTTGCTCCAACCAGTAGCAAGCATAGCATTCATGATATATTGAGCATTCATGGTTTGCTCGCTGGTACTCAGATATTTATTACTACCAATCCAAGAAGCCATTAACTACTACTTGAAACAGGGTAGGTTTGTGCGCCAAACGTATAGTAACCGCCTGTTGCTCCACTTCCTTGAATGTATAAGCTTCCATCTGTATCAATGTAACCCATTACGTTATTGACTGTAGCTGAGAAACTTGACGCCACAAGCGGAATTTTAGAATAAGGTTTGTCCACTACTGTAGCAATCTTTTTCCACCCACCCGTGATAGGTAGCGTTGAACTATTAATCAAGAAAGCACCTTCCAAGTATGCGCGATGTCCGATTGGTGTACGTTCTCTATAGGTTACGATTCCTTTAAAGAATCCTCCTTTTGATACACCGTTTTCATATGTTGCTTCATTCTCAGGATCACGGATAAAGTTAACAGACGTTTTCGCGTCTAACCAATCTGTAATGGTTTTCGTGCTGTTGCTCCAATAAATCCAACGTGTATAAACGATCCCGTTACTAGCAACATAGGTTTGTAAAATGTCAACACCATCATATGAAACATCATTGTATAGGAAACCACGTCTACCCGTTGGGGTATCTTTTGCGGTATTAACTGACCAAGCACCCGTTTCAAAAATATCAGATAACATTTGATTAGCATCATTAATTAATCCTTTAACCCCACCGTTTTCGCGGTAGTAACCACGCGAGATACGACGTGTTAACGCGTCTGTACCTTTTGCACTAATTTCATAGAGTTCATTGATTCGCTGTCTGAATTGACCGCGAGCATAACCCACTAGTAATATTTCACTATAATTTTCATCGAGAACTACTTGTAGTCCTTCGGGTTCACTATATCCATTTGAGGACTGCATGGAAACGAACTCAATTAATGGACGACTATTAACAAGTGTTCCAGAACTAATTTCATATTCCCAAATCTTATGCGGGTATTGATTAATTTGAGACGATGTTCCATCTACACCAGTGAGAACAAAAATACTTTTTCGTCCGACAGCCATTCCTTGATACGGACGCGCACTTGTTTCTAATGTAATCACACGCGTTGGAGCAGGAAGGGAAGCAACAGATAAAATGTTTTGCTCGTACACATTTACGAATGTTGGATCATTTGCATCCATTAACGTAAAAACTTTTTGTTCTTCATTAAATGAAAGTTTCCAATCACGTCCGTTGAATTGTGTAAGAACTGTCGTTTGTGTAGCTAAATCATTAATGGTTTGACCATTTGTAAAAGCTGTTCGAACCGTCATATAATTTCCATTTTGGGAAAGGTTCAGAATCATGTTTTTAGAATTGGTTAAATCAATATTGAATCCGTCACCGTGTCCAATGTTTTGAAAAAACATTTCACCTAGTAACTGACCTGTTGTGTTAAGTTTTGCTATAATCATAGTAGGTGTTGAGAATCTTTTATGTTGATCTTCATAAGAGACATATAAACACTGATTCTTTTTATCAAATACGCAAGCTTGCATGATGTCAAAAATATCAAGGTAAGCGCCTAGTTTGACATTGTGCTTTAAGCTGGCGTAATTATATGAATCTCCGAAAAGCTGGTGTATTAAATCGTTAAAATAACCACTTTCTAATAACTCTTCTATTTTCTCTTCGGCTACGTCGTGCAATCCTTCACCCATCACCCATTCCATGACTGCGTTCCATTGTTCCACAACGTCATTTACTAACTGATCAGTTTCATGTAGGTGATGAATAATCTTGTTTACCTTTTGAAGAAGTGACATTGAT